TTGTCAAGCAGTACGTTGGTTCGCTTTTGCTCCTCGACTTGCTTGGATGTGTTCTCAACTAGCTTGGCAATTGGGCTATCCGTTTGGCCTCGCACAAGCACCCGCGACTCAAAGGCAGTTAGCGATCGGATCTGGTCCTGTAACGCATTAGCCGCCCCGGCTCTTGGCTTTAGATCGATGCCGATTTCTAGCTTCATCGCGTCTTGCAATGCCTCAAGCCGCTCTCGAATCTTCGAGTCAAAATCTTCGGTAAGGCTGCCGACCGATTCATCGAGGATTGCTTGCAAGCTCTTTTCGGTTTCAGTTACTGCCCTTTCGCCAAACGAAGGCATGTCCTGGAATGCTTCGGCAAACGTGGTTTTTCCCATCGCCACAACCGCAGCGATAGCCCCAATGTTTTCAACTAGCCACGAGGCTTGAACTGCCATTTCCTGGAATCGGAAAACAGAATCGTTAGCAATCCGGTTTACGCTTAACAGAATCGACGCCGAAACCGATTCCATAACATCCTCGAACCGGAACACCGCAAGCTCTGCTACGGTAAACCCGGTCACGAAAGCTTCGGCAATCGTCTTGCCTACGTCCTGCATTGCGTTTGCTAGGTCTTCTCCGTGTTGGACGAAATCATCCATCGCCGGAATCATCGAGCTTTGGATAAACTCGAAGGCAACCGCCAAGCCTCGGTAGACAACATCCCGAATAGGTGCAAGCAAGGCCCCGAAGGACTCGTAAAGGTTTTTGGTCGCAACGCTCAAGGCTTCGCTAGCCTCTAACGCCGACTTTGCCGAGTCAGCCTTATTCAATAGCCCCTTGGTAGCCAATTCGCTAACCGCCGCAAGCCGTTCTTCCGTTGTGGCTAGTTCGTTGATATTCGGAATCAAGCCCTCGAACGCTGCGAAGTTGCCCTTTACCGCATCCTCGACCATCCGCATCGCTGAGGATAAGTCTCGATCGAACACCCGCGATAACCCAAGAGCCGCTTCGGCCATGTCCTCAATATCGCCCGCTCCAGCACCGCGCCGCAATGCTTGGGCCATCTGATCCTGGATGCGTCCCGAATCGACGTTAGTCATCCGCTCAAGGCTATTGGCAACCTTGACCATTTCATCCGATGCCGCTTTGCCTGCCCCTGGGATTAAAGCGACTGTCTCGGCAAGCTTGATCGACGATCGGTTAAGGTCGTCAAACGCTGCGACCGATGCCGATGCAAACCCAACAACAGCCCTGCCCGCTTCGACGATGCCGATTACCGCTGCCGTCACGCCTGCTAATTGGGCTAGGCCACGGATCGAAAATTCGACTTGCTGAGCCGTTTGCGTCACTTCGGTCGAGAACTGACGCAACACCGCCGAAGCTTCGTTTTTCGCTCCAAGTGTTACTTCTACGTCAGCCATTTTTACGCCTCTGTTCTTCGATTCGGTTTACGTCGGCTTCAAGTGCATTTTGCACCGAAACAAACCAAGCATCCTGATCGTAAATCCCGCCCGCCTCCGGCAAGATCCCTTTCGAGACCCAAGCCGCAAGGTTGGCCGCTGAACTAACTCGATGCCCTACGTAATCCTTCGGGCAATCGACGATTTCAAAATACCCTCGACCCTCGCAAGCATCGCAACCGGATTCGTCGCAACCTGGACAAGCTAGCATCAACGGAAGGTCGTTGCTTGGCTTGTTGTTGCATTGGTTTCGAGTGCAAGTTTTGCATAATTCGCCGCATCGAATAAATGCGGCGGTCCTTATTTTTTTTTATCACCTTCGCTAGCCGAATTGCCGCGTAGGCAACAACTGACAAGCTTAACCGCGTCGGCAACTTCGATTTCTTCGTCCCAATCATCTATGGGCTTTTCGAGGCTCCAACCAGCCAAGCAAATCGAGACGGCTTCGCGGATCGCTGCTATCTGTTTCTTTGGCTCGGTCGATTCCCTGAAATCGCTGATAAGCCCCAAGACCTGTTCGGTCTTTCGGAACTTTAAGCGATTCAAGGTAAACTCGATGTCGCACCCGTCGATTTTGTCTGCGAATGTATTAGGCTGCATGGTTGAAAGCGATTGAAAATTCTTGGTCCGAGGTGTCCACGTTTTTGTTTGCTTGCCATTCGAGTTGATCGATCATAATGCCGTTTCGATCACCCATTGGCTTGGCTACTAGCTGAGCCTTGGGGATTGTAAATACAAGCGTTGAGGTTGTTGGCCCCGCGATAGTAAACGATAGGCTAGCCTCGGTCCCGTCGCGGAATTGGCCGTATCGGTTTTGGGTAGCAATCAACTTAGATTCTGGATTGCCAGTGATTCGCGGATTGCGATCCGTGATGACAAAGCTATCGACGCCTGCCGCCGAGGTCGAGCATTCTCGAGCGGTAATCACGTTGCCAAGGTCGATCGTTGCCGACTCTAGGCAGATATTCGTCGACGCCCAAGACGTTGCACCGCCCGCAACGCGAAGCGGTAGCGTGTTGACGTAGTTGATCGACGATGGAATCGCAACGTCTGCTTCGTCGCTGTAGACGCCTTGGAAGTCAAATTCAACTCGCCCCATTCTGCCGGTAGGCAGGACAAATCGAGCATTGCCGACCGCTCCGTAAATCTGCCTGCGAACCCCATCGAAGAACCCCGCGATTGTGAGGGTCTTTACGCTACTCCCTGACGCGGGAACTTCGGTTTTCGGGTAATAGGTAGCCGTCGAAAGCACAACGCCGCAAGCCGGAAGGAAAGTGCTGGCCCATGCCGGAACTGCCGAGCCATCGTAGGCTAGGTCAACCGAGAATGTAGCCCTGCCAATTCTGGCCCCTGGAATCGAGGTTAAGCGACCGAAACCGCCTTGCCCCTGCCTTTCCTCGAAAGGAAACTCCGGGTTAATCATTAGGTCGTAAGCGTTGACCGTGCAATCCGCTGCCGCGAGCGTTTCGGCTGTCCCTACGGTCGATTCGATCTTCGCGCCTAAAACGGTCTTTTTACGTAGTAGCATATTTGTCTCTCCCGAGTATGTCGTTTGCGTCCTGTTTGGCTTCTTTGAGCTTGCGAACCATTATCGATTTAGCCTGAGCCGCCCCGCGATCAAAAGCATCTTTGACGCCCTCGATCTTGGTCGCTTGCAAGTCTCTTAGTTTCTGGATTGGGAATCGAGCCCGTCCGAGTCGCTTGTAAATGTTCCTGCCTAGCTTGGCGATCTTCGGCCCGAAAGCCCCATCGAATACCATTGCCGGGGTGCCTCGAACGAATTCAATCTCGACCCCCTCGACGGTTTGCCGAGCTTTGAATGCCCGAAGCGGTACGGTAAACGTGTCGTCGATTTTTAGAATTGATTCCTTGGCTAGTAGGTTGTCGATTAGCTTTTCGTCGACACAAAAGGCCCTCAATTCCTCGACCCTTTCGACCGCCATCGCTGTTTGTATTTCGCGTTCTGTTCGCCGCCTTGTTTCCTTGGTGGCTTCCTCGATGCGATTACCGAAAGCCTTTTCTAGTCCGTCGGCGTAGTTGATTACCCGCTCGGCTGCTAGCTTGGCTTTTTCTTCGTGTGCGAATATGTCGATTATCATTGCTTCACCGCCTTACCGTCGGATCGTCTTCATCGACTCGATACGTAACGATCAACTGCATGTTCGCCCCGTCGATACCGCCATCAGACGTAAAGCTGATCTTGGTCCCGAAGGTAGCAAACAAAGCGTTCCCGTCGAAGGTATGCCATGAGCTAGCCGGGGTGCAAATGCACTTGCGAACATCTGAGCCGAATTGATTTAGTAGCGTGTCGATTGCGTCTTGGCTTCGCTCTGAGGGCATCAAAACTAGCCGGATATTGAACTGCTGAGCCAAAGCAACCGCCGGAGGATTGCCCGGACAAGATAACTCAGGGACTTCGTTTTGGACGCCCTGGGTAATGATGATCTGGCGATCGATCGGCGTGTAGTTGGCAAATCGAGTAGGTCGCTTGACTTCCTGAACGTCGGTAGGGTACGTAGTCGAATCGCCCACCATAGCCAATAGCCTGGATTCCAATTCGACCGCGATTAACTCGATGATTGCTAACGACATTCGAGAACTAGCATCCCTTCATCATGCTCAACAAGTCGAACAATAGACCGCCGCTCCGCTGGTTCGCCAACTCGGGGGGATAGCCCAATCTGATCCCCGCCGAGGTCTAGCTCGTCGCTTGCGATACCTTCCGATCCATCATTCGAGACGTAGACCGTGAACCGTGGGGTTACTAGTTCTGACGCCTCTGGAAGTTGCAAAGAATCGTCTCGCACAACCACCGCGTTTATCTTCCTCGACCGACCGTTTCGCTTGTAGTAAACGATCGATTCGGCGAAGTCTTGCGGGTTGGCGAAAACGTTCTTGGCATCCTCGATGATGGTATCGTGCAGGCTCACGGATTAGACCCGCTTGCCGTCGATCTCGATGTAATCCATCTCGAAAACGTCGGCGTTCGTGTTCGCCGCTTTTTGGAGTTGAACAATCGGCTGGAAGCTTCCGCTGTACGCCGACATATCGAAGGTCGTGTCTTTGCAGACCTGAACGCCGTCGATAAAGAACCGGACGTTGCTCTTGCCGCCCCGGAAGTCGATAACAAACTTCTTAAACGTGGTTCCAAGGGCAACGCCCGTAGAAACGTCGTTATTGTCTCGCACCGTGTCGTCGGTCTCGACATAAACGAGCGTAGTACTGTTCGCACCCTCCATTCGGAACCAAGCATGCTCGGCAACCGAATCGGCGGTGTCGTTTCGAGCCGAGCCCAAGCCGAATACCAGGATGGATCCGCTCGTAAAGGTCGATGCCCCGATTCGAGCCCGCATTTCGACGCTTTGAACTTCGTCGATGTCGAACGCCAAAGCATCGCCGTGACCGCCGCCGAGGATCTGAATTTGACTCGCACTTGTGAGAGTCAGAACTTTTTTGTCGTTGCTCCGCTGTGCTGTCGGAGGAGCCGCTCCAGTGATCGCATAGACCCAAGGGGAAGCGATGTTTGCCGAAGTCGGAAAGGATACCGCTGGTCCGATGAAGTCATCGAAGTACGGTTTGAAGTCTTGCATGCCTGCCATGTTCTTATGTTCCTATTTTGTGAATGTTGTTGCCGTCCCAAAAAGCCCCCAAGCAATCGCCCAGGGGCTAGATTTCAATCGACACTACGCACGATTAGCGAAGATGCCGCGATGTTCGATAACCGCCGCTGCGAACGATTGGCGAACCGTGTAGATGTACGAATCGTTTCGGATGTTGTAATCCGACTCCAAGACCGGCGATTCCTCACCGCTCAGGAAGCTGATTTCAACCGTATCAATCAGGCTGTTGTCGGCGATTGCATACCAGTTCGTCCCGCTGTTTGCGTCCAAGTATGGGCTTGCAACAACTCGCAATTGCCGAGCACCGCCGCGACCGTAAAGGTTCGAGACGCCGCTATTCTTCTCGCTCTCGACCGATGCCGTCGAATTGACAAGCTCCAATGCCGTCCCTGCGTAGGCCAAAGGCACCAAGAGGATCGACGGGGTAAGCCCGAGGAAAACATCGCTAGACAATCCCTTTTGCTTGCCCATTACCTCAAAGGCTTTGTCGAGGGTCGCTTTGGCCGGAGCCCCAGCACCGCCCGAAAGGTTAGTTCCGGATGCGTGCGATGCCGAGAAAAGAGCCACGCCGTCGGGCATGGTCGGATTCGACAGGAAAACGTCGTAGATCGCCTTTTCTTGCGTCCTGCGAGCCGCCGATCCGTGCATCGCTGGGATGCGAGAAAGGGCATCGAGGTCGTCGTTGATAACCGTTTCCCAAGTCACGGTAAATTCCTTACCGTACTTCTCAACCTTGTACGACTTGCGTTGGTCGACAACCTTGCCCTCTGGGTAGTCCTTGCCTTCGGGGACAACCTCAAGGTTTGGCGATTCGCCAAGACTGATTCGGTTGATGTTTTTGAAGTCGTCAACCGACTGGGCTTGCCTTACCCATTGGTCCCAAGTGTATGGGGCCTCGACGTAAGACGCCGTGAGGGTCTTGCTAGCCGCATCCAAAAGCAGGCTGGAGAACGATCCGCTAGTATGGTAAACGTCGTTGGATCGACGAATGTTGAATCGGTCCATCGTCCCTTGGTGTCCCATCGCGATACGAACAACGTCGCCTTTGTTGTGTCGTTCTGGATTGACGCCCATTCGTCGGACGCAAGCCTCAGCAAGCCGATAGAGCCCGAGGTTTCGGAAGTGCTCCGAGCCTTGGACGTCAGGGGCCTTTTGAGTCTTGATCTGGCCTTGGAAGCATCGCTGAACCAAGCCCGCCGAAGCCTGAGCCATGAACTTATCATGTTCGCTTTCGGTCACGCTGAAACTGGAGCCCTCGACGGCCCCTCCTAGTGGTTGAGAAGCCATCTTTCGGATGATCCTTTCTTGAGCGATTTCAATTGTCACGGATGGATCGTCAACCAAAGCGTCTGCAAAGCTTCGCTCAAGCTTCGCAAGCGTACAATGGGCAACGATTGTTTTGCGTCGGTCGTCGTGGGCCTTCAGTTGTCTTGCGACTTCGGCCTCGACTTTCTTTTCGGCGTCTTCGGCAGGAGGGGTCTCGGCCCGCATAGCCTCTTCGGGTTCTTTGTCAGCCATCGATTCGACTTGCCCCATCGGAGCCGCGTCAGAACCGGATTGCCCCGCTGCTTTTCCTGCGAGGAAAATCACAATCTGTTCAAGGTCGGTCATGCCCTCAGGCAACCCGAGACCCTTCAACGTTGCCATTAGGCTTTCGTCCATTCTCTCAACCCTTTCATGGTCGTAAGACCGTCTAACAGTAGAATTCGGATCCGCGCCCGTTGCACAGATCGAAGCGTTATGAGGCTCCCATTGGAGTACGATTTCCGCTGGACCCTCAATCACCTTGCCTTGTCGGGTGGTGTACGTTTGGCCCTCTCGAACGAATTGACGCTC